GCGCCAGCGCACCGACCATTTCCGCCAGCAGGCTGCTGGCGAGCGTCTCGGCGTCGCGGTGTCCCAGCTCGGCAAGCAGAGCGCTCAGCCGTTCCAGCATCGACGACACGCCCTGGGTAAAAATGGCTTTCGCCTCGTCCGGCAGATGGCCGACTTCGCTGACCAGCGCGGGCACCGGGCAGCCTTCGGCACGGCAATCGCGATGCGCTTCAGACAGGTAGTAATCGATAAGCGCGCTCAGCCGCTCAGCCGGATCGGGCTGCTGCCACAGCGATTTCATCCGCTGCGCGGAGTCTGTAAACATCTCGGCGATCACCGCCTCTACCAGCGCCTCGCGCGAATCGAAGTGGGCGTAGAAGCCGCCGTGCGTCAGCCCGACGCGCTTCATTAGCGCCGCCACGCCGATGCTTTCCGTGCCGCTTTCGCGCATCACCCGCGCCGCCTCTTCCAGAATGCGCTGCCGCGTGCGCGCTTTAGGGCTCTGTTTATCCATCGCTCTTTTCCCGCTGAAAAGTTCTGCCGTTCATAGTAATTATTACGACCATCATATTCCACCTTGACGGCAAATATTACGATCGTCATATTAACTACAAATATGACAACCATCATACGCAAGGGGTTCACTATGTCAGCATCATCAGCAGGCTCGGCTTTAATCACTGGCGCTTCAAGCGGTATCGGCGCGACCTATGCACAACGGCTGGCGGCGCGCGGCTACGATTTAATCCTGGTGGCGCGCGACCAGACGAGGCTCGAATCACTGGCGCAAACGCTGCGACAGCAGCATCAGATTGAGGTGCGCGTGCTGCGCGCCGATCTGACCGACGCTGAGGATCTGCTCCGCGTGGAGCAGGAGCTGCGAAACAACGCCGCGATTACGCTGCTGGCGAACAACGCCGGCATGAGCGTAGATGGCGAGTTTATCGATGCCGATATCGACCGCATTCATACCATGCTGGCGTTGAACATCATCGCCCCGACCCGCCTGGCACACGCGGCGGCCAATGCGTTTCGCGCGCGTGGACGCGGCGTGATTGTCAATGTCGCCTCGGTGCTGTCGCTGATGCATGAGAGGTTTAACGGCGCCTATAACGGCAGCAAATCTTTTGTGTTGACGCTGACTCGTTCTATGCAGCGTGAGCTGGAGAACAGCGGCGTGCAGGTGCAGGCGGTTTTGCCTGGCGCCACGCGCACCGAGATTTTCGACCGCTCCGGCAAATCCATCGATGAGCTGCCGGCGAATATGATTATGGAAGTAGAAGATATGGTGGATGCCGCGCTGGCGGGCCTGGAGGCGGGCGAAGCGGTGACCATTCCGGCGCTGGAGGATCTGGCGCTGTGGCAGGATTACGATCGGGCGCGCGGCGCGATGCTGCCCTTCTTGTCGCTGAGCCAGCCGGCGTCGCGCTATCGCGATGGAGGTTGACGCGGTTATGGGCTGGTTTGCCTGCTTTGTTTAAAGAAGATGGGTAAAACAGGGCCGTATGTTCTGGAAATGTGTAGTTTAATCAAGCACTCATGCGCTGGAGAATTTTTCAGCATCCGGCGGATGAGTGCTGGATCGCTCTAAACAGATACATTATAATCCCCGCTCCGCTGGCCCCTTAGCTCAGTGGTTAGAGCAGGCGACTCATAATCGCTTGGTCGCTGGTTCAAACCCAGCAGGGGCCACCAAATTTTTTACTGAAATCATTATATTAAATCATGTTTCATTAGTGATTTTACATTTTATGGGCATTCATAGACAGCTCAACAGTAGCAGCTTTTCTTTACTGTTGTTTCCCACTAAATGGTGCGAAACTCTCCTATTATTAATTATATTTACTTCTTATGTAATGCACGCCTAGGCTATATAATTATTTGTATACCCTTAAAATTGCCGGCAATATTTCCTCTCGAAAAATTCAGTAGCAGTATAATTTAAGAGATTTATTTTTATAAGCATTACCTTAGGATTTTATTGTAGATGATTGTCACTCTTTTGAGTTTAAAAATAACTTAAATTATAAAAAATTGATTGCTAATAAATAAAACTCAATCATTCACATGAAAAAATATTAAATTAATTATCTTCTGTTTTTTCGACTTTCTTTAAAAAATTAATTTTACTTAACTCTTAAAATCATGCATCACATGGATTTACCCCTTATTAAACAAGATGGTTATCACTCCATGAATTTATAATATTTTATTTCTATTCTTAGAAATTTACGGAAATGCATATCACTAATGGAAAAGAATCAATGAAATTTGGCTCTCGCGATTTATTATACTAACACCTAGTTAAATAATGCTGGAATTTATAAAAGGCGCTTGAAAATAGCGCCTTATTATTAAAGTGGCAGATCACCAATTCATATTTTCCTTAAGTTCAATCCTTGCGCTCTCTACTAATTGAACGAGCTCTTTCAAACTTTCAGTTAATGATTGATGCCCTCCTTTAGAAACTTTATAAGTCAACATATTAACATTCAAAGTTTTTTCTATAACAGGTATCATATCCTTATGTAAGGATTTATCTGACATAACCATGAAATGTGGTCTCACGGCATTATGTTTAAAAAAGGCATCTTCTAAAAGCAGTCTAATATCTGGATCATTAGCGCCACAGCCAATGAAAAGGAAGGTATGCGTTAATCCTAAAGCATTAAGTATTTCATAAAAATCTCTATATTGAGATCTGGCTTTTGCATAATCACTTCTTGAAAAAATAATTTTTGCAGGATTATCAATTGTGCCGTGTATCTTTAAGATTACTCGACCACTATCTTTGATAGCTGTAGCAATATCTGAATCAAAATAATTTTTGACGCTGACAGTACCCTCCGTCTCTTTTGATACATAAGTTTCATAAATCTTGTCGAAATTAGGCGTTACAACAATCCTACAATCAAGCTTAAAAAGATACTCATGAATCTGTGCTTTAGTATATTGAGGATGTAAGAAAGCATCTTTTGAGACAGTATCAAACTTTCCTTTAGGCAATTTTGATTTTATTAATTCACAAGCAGTCAAGTAGTCTTCGTTTTTTATCAGTTTTTTAATTTGCGCTGACGAGCCTGCATTTAACTCAGGTAAGCAGTTCTCTAAAAAGGCTTTCCAGCTAGGAGGACGTGCTTTAGCTTTTCCAGTACTATTCATAGATACACCAGCACCTAAAAATAATATACATTTACGCCGAGCCAAATCAGAAATTAAGTTTTTGTCCCATGAAATCATAACTTACTCGCTTCAATATTATCTAAAATACGCGAGCAGATCTTTTCAAATAAAATCTTCGCATCATTAACTTTAGAAAAATGAGAGCCAACAACGCCATCTTTATTTTTTAGATTAAAGATAGGAGCATTTGCTAGCTGAGAAAGAGGTATCAAACTGTTCATATTTTCAATCTGGCCCAACTCAAAATTTATTTTGTCACGAGAAGCATAATTGCTAATTATCTCTTTATTCATGACCTTTGGAACTTTAAGAGCAATTTTTTCATAAGCATTAACTTTTACCTTTTCGCCACGAACAGTCTTCCCCTTATATTGTTGCATTGCGTAACCTATAAACTTGAGTTTCCATTCAAGATTATCATTGCTTACTTTGAAGTCTTCCATCTCACTCTTTTTATAATTTTTTAGCCCGTTGACTATTCCATCCCTCCAAGTTTCGAGAGAGACATTTATATTATTTAAAGCAAGTAAGCTAAACATATCAACTGACATTGGAATAATAAAAAAGTCACAAGCTATTATGACCGCTCTATTTAAAGCCCCTAAAGATGGTCCTACATCATATAATACATAGTCATAATCTTCATAGAGTGAAGACAAATGAGAAAATACAAATGTTGTTTGAACTCCACGAGCTTTACCTGCCATAGCAGGTTCCCAATCTGTAGCAAGGAAGTCTTCACTTAAGGCTAGCTTTGGATCACCGGGAATTAAATCAAAACCAAAGCGGTCAGTCTTGATTGGAGTAACTCTGTTCGAAGCATACCCCTTGGCTCTTCTTATTGGCATCAAGAAATTTTCTATAGTATCCCTTTTTTCTGAACCATAGAGTGTTTCAATTTTCTTTTCGCCAAGACAATAAGAGGTTGTATTGCATTGGGGGTCAGCATCGATAACTAATACTTTTTTATCTAAGACTAAACTTAGATAAGCACCAACATTACATAACAAAGTTGTTTTACCAACACCACCTTTGTTATTAAAAAAAACTATACTTTCCATTGAAAATTCACCTTTAACTAGGGGCTGGTAAGAGAGTTATACCTTAAAAAGCATTTAAAAGTCTAATGAATCTATTGATTCTTTAGCTGAACTTTATCCATTTATCAACGCTAGAGTTGAGTACTCCACACTATGGCTCATATCTTCGTACTTTTAAAACATTTTAGGCAACTAGTTTTATGCAACTGCACAACAGAAGCAAAAGCCCGTTATCGCTGGTAGACCGAGCAAAACATTATTTTAGTGCTATAGAAATTTATGGGGCTAGGCACGTAATAACGGGCAATAAAAAAAAAAGGTAATTTCCTATTAGGTTCTCATCTTTGGATCTGAGTCTCGATGAAAGCAATGACACATTTAAATACTCATCGATAACCCAAGAAAAATGGACATGAAAAATAAGCTCATTGTCGTAATTATTCACTAACTAAAATTTCTTTCAGACCGCCTTAAAATTTAAAAGATAACCTGCGAAGCAAAGTCCATCTTGAAAAAACTTAAAGTTATTAATCGCATCGGTCAAAAAGCAATGTCACAAAGCTTATTGGTTACTATAACACCCTAAAATAATTTTATGGATTTACGCACATTTACTAATATAGCCAACATTAATTTTTTTGTTAAGAATGAAACAGATGATTCGCTCGTGGTCTATGCGAAAAAAATCTAAATCTCGGCATTTCTATTCTTATGTGATTAATTTAAAGAATTCGCGCTATAGCGTTAGGAACGCTGAAAATTAACACCTATTATTTATTGATGGAAAGCAATAGGTGCTGTTCAATTTATTTATCGATTATAATTTCATTGCTTTTCACAACTTTACAATTCAGCAGTCTAATAAATTTTATGGCGAGCCTGAAAGATGACAACCAGCCCTTTCTGATCACATCGGACCGCAATGCGCTGCAGAAAGTCGATGATGGCGCGATCTATTTATCCGTAAAAGGCACCGTCTACCGCTTCACTAATACGCCTGCCTGCCGTGTCGGCAATAGCATCTATTCCGTGCCCGTCTACCTCACTGCAACGCCGTACTGAACATCAGCTTTCAACCTGCCTGCATCTTCAGAAAGCGTTCTCTTATCCATCGGATCATCCTTCACCCTCAACCGGCTCTCAATGCCTGCAGGCTAACGCATTAAGCAGTTCACTTCCGAAGCGATTAGGATTAATCTTAACACTTACTTTTTTTGATAAGGAATTCTTAATGAAGTTACTTTTTGGGGCTGCTGTTTTACTCGTTTCTGCCACTGCAAACGCAGGCTTTGTTCATCCGCTGGACTTTGATGGCTCAGAAAGCCAGAAGCAGGAAGTGATCAGCTATATTCAGAAGCGAGTCAAAGCGGATTACTGTGACGGCCAGCTAGATATGTGCCAGCCGACCACCTTACGTATGATGGAAAAGCAAAACCTGACAGCATTCAAGAAACTAACAAAAGTGAGCGACCGGAAGGTACTGGATCGCGTCATTAAAGATTATTGTCAGGGCACGCTGGATATGTGCACCTACACCACGCTTGAAATGATGTATAAACAGAACGCCAAAGCTACTCAGCAAGAACTTAGCTGGTAGCCACAACAAACCACCTTTCACAGGTGGTTTTTTTATGCGCAAAGCCAGCGAGTACAGTTATTGCCAACGCGGCAAGCCCCTCCCGCCTCACCCCATACACTTATCGCCAGCACTCCAAGAGGCGGCGCTGCCGCCATAAAAAAACCCGCTGACGCGGGCTTTGCACTTCAAAAGATCAGGCGCGAACCTCAGGCTGCTTCTTGCCTGTCGCCACCTTCTCGATTTTACCCGGCGTCACGATCATGCCGGTCACGCTTTCGTGCGTCTTGAAGGTACAGCTGCAGTTGATGTTCTGACACTGGTTATAGCGCTCTTTGGTTTCGTTAGAGATGTAGCGGCTACTGCGCGTATGGGCAGCGCTCTGACACAGCGGGCAATGCATCATTTGTGAGTTCCTCAGTAGTTGACGTCGCAATTATCGCTCCATTTACTCACAAAAAGCAAATCAATTAACTAATAGTTAGTTAACCACTTCATATTCCACGCCTGCGATGTCGTTCTCTAGTTCTAGCGTCGTGGTAAAGCCGTCGTTCGCGGTCAGGCTGTGCGTGACCTTGCTGATTATCCAGACGCTGGCGTCGATGACGGTTTTAAAACCGCTGACCCGCACCGGCGTTTCCGGATAGAGATCCGCGCGTCCTGCCGCCAGCTGGAAGGTAAAATGGACGACGCCGCGCTGGATCTCATTCCACTTCGCCTGCGCCGCCTGCATCGCCATCTCTTCGCTGTTGAAGACCTCTGGCAGCACCAGCAGGCTATTTTTCTGACCGGAAAGATAATCTCCCTCTTGCTTGCCGGTTGGCTGCGGCGCGCTTTGCGCATCGGGGTGCGTTGCGGCGTCAGCGCTGGCGGCTTTTACCTTGCGCTGCAGCTGAAACAGATGGGTTTTCGCCTCCTTCGTAGAGAGCCATTTCGCCTGGACGCCGGTATAGGTGGTGCGATCGGCCACGGTAAAATTATGCTTATCGCCATCCTGACGCGTCAGCAACACCGTCGGGATCGCTTTACCGCTGGCTAACTCGCCGCTGCCGGGACGCAAAAACAGCAGGCGCCCCGCTTTAATCACCGCGATGGCGCCATAGCGTTTCGCCAGCCGGGAGACAAAGGCGGGATCGGTTTCGTGCGTTTGATCGATATGATCGATGTTGATCCCGGCGAACCCTTGCGCCATCTGTAAAATCAGCCCGCAGCGCTGGGCAATCTGCGTCACAATGCTGCCCAGCGTCGCATCGTGATAAGAGAGGTCACGCGCCTTGTTCAGCTCGCCGCGAAAATCGACGCTGCGCGCAACAATGGTCAGCACATCGGGCGCGCCGCCGTGGCTGACCTGATCCACCGTATAGTCGCCCTTGTTGTGCAACTGCCCCACCCAGCCGAGGAACAGCGACACCAGGGTGCCGCGCTGCGGCAGCTGCAGCAGGCCGTCGCTGTCGTCCAGCTTCAGCGTCAGCGTATCCGCCTCGAAGCCGCGATTATCCTCGAGGTTGAGGGAGATCAGCCGATTGCGCAGATTAGACGTTACGTCTTTGCTGCCGATCCACAGCATAAAATCGGGCGCTCGCTGGCTACCCGCCTTCACCGCCATCACGCCGAGATCGCTCACAGTGAGAAGCCTCCCGCCGCGATGCCTGAAGAGAGCGAGCCCGCCGCCGATTCCGCTTTCGCCCACAGCTCGCTGCCCTGCTTTTGCAAGTCGCCGAACATCGAGACCAGCGACTCGTCGACGCGCAGCAGGCTGAGGGTAAAGGCGATCACCCGCGCGCTGCCGTCGGCGTAGAAGTCGCTGTGCGTGGTCTTAAAGCTCTCGATAACATACATGCCGTAGATGGTGCCGTCGCCGCCGATCAGCGGCCAGGCGCGCCCTTCATCAGCCAGCAGCTGAAACGCCAGCGCCTTAACCGGACCACCGGTAAGCTCCGGGCGCAGCTCACCGCTCAGCGTAATCTTGTCGTTGCCCTTGCCGGTGAACTGCGCCGCGGGGCGCGTGCCGACGCGGCTGTTATTGGCCCAGCTCCAGCTGCTGTCGCGCATCAGCTGGCTATAGGGCAGCGTCTGCCGCATAAAGGGCAGCAGGCCGTAGATCATCATCATGGTTTAAAACACTCCTGTCATGGCGCTGCGCTGCCGGTTTTGCTGCTCGAACTGGTGCTGATCCAGGTGCTGGCGCACTGCCTGACCGAGCTCATTAGCATCCATGCCGGGCGGCGCATTTACCGTGGTGTTGTAGGTGACGGTGTTCTGCTGCGTTGCGCCGCCGCCCGCGCCAGGCGTAATTACCGGCCGATAAGGCGCGTTGCCGGCCGGCACAGTGGTTTGCAGCCCGCGAGCCGTTGTCGTTGTATCGCCCACCGCGTCTGACGGCAGATCCGCCTTCAGCTCTTTGCTTTTACTGCTGGCGATGCCGAGCTTGTTCAGCACCCAGTCAATGCCGCTGGTAAGCTGCTCCAGCGCATGACCGGGAATTTTCAGCGCCTCGGCGATCATTGTGCCGAACTTTTTCCCCATATCGCCAGCGGCCGCCAGCTGCTCCTGCGTCGATTTCACCGGCTCCAGCAGCTGCGTAAAGCCGTTCCACACCGCCTTAATTTTGTCCGTGACCCAGGTAAATACCGGCTGCAGCGGTGTAAAGGCGTTGCTGATAGGCCCCATCGCGGCGGAGAACCCCTGCGCGACGCCGCTGATAAAGGCGCTGATCGGCTCCCAGTACTGGCGGATCAGCAGCGCGCCGCCGACGATAGCCGCGACGATGGCCACCACCGGCAAGGTGATAGCGCCGATGGCGGTGACGATAGCGCCGCCCACGACCGTGAACAGGCCGCCGAGGATCTCGACGCCAGCCATGATGGCGCCGACGCCGCTGACCACCGGCCAGACCGCCATGCCGATAGCGCCCAGCGCGCCGACAAAGGTCAGCGCCACCGTCGCCGCCGTTGCGATGCCGCTGGCCAGCGTCGGGTTGTCCTGCAGCCACTGGTCGACGGTCTGCAGAAACTGCGTGGCATCCTGCGTCAGCGTGCGCAGCGTGCCGTCGAGCGGCGCGTAGAGATCGACGCCGATAGCCGCTTTTGAAGCGTCCAGCTTTTGCAGGTCTCCGCCCAGACTATCCTGCTGCGCCTGTGCCATACGCGCCGTGCCGCCGTCGGTGTGCTGTACTGTGGCGGTGAGCGTCGACAGCTCGCCGCTGGCCGCGCCTTGGGTCAGCAGCGCGGCCGCCGGGGCTGCCTTGTCGCCGACGAGGTTTTTCAGCACCTCCGCCTGCTGCGCCGCGCCCATGCCTTTTTTGGCGAACGCGGTCTGGATATCTTTCAGCAGCGGCATGATCTGACGCGCGTCGCCGTTTTCATCGCGGGTCGATACGCCGAGTGCGGCGATGCTGCGTTCGGCAGTAGGCGTCCGCAGGCGCGTCACTACCGCGCCGACCTCCTCGCCCGCCGCCGCGCCGGTAATGTGGTTTTTCGCCAGCAGCCCCAGCATGGCAGAGGTCTGCTCGACGCCAACGCCAGCGCTTCTGGCGACCGGCGCGACGCGGCTCAGCGCGCTGCTCA